GGGGACACGAAGGATCACGTGGATAAATTGATGGGCCCAGAAATGGGTTATGCATTGGTATGTGTGGGAAGCATACTATAACCAAAAACAATAAAAGAGATAACCAAATACAAGCAAAAACTAATAAGTATAGCACGGATGAGATTATCTCATTATTGCCGTAGGTACGACCCCAACGGCTCTTTGGCAAATGTTCAACTTTTAACATTTGGCATCTTGATAGATAGGACGATCAAGATGAAAAGCTTATTGAATGAGAACAAATTAACAATGTCGCATTAGATCGATGTTGGCAATCAATTTTCAACATTCATTCTGAATTCCGTTTCGAGAGCGGGCTTGCATGGATAAAACTTTGCAAGTAGTTAAATCGGCCACGATCTCATAGTGATACGAGCCAGTTTCCTTTGCAGAGTAGCGACCTGTAACTGTTGAAAGAATGAGGAATGCTAAGAGAGAACCTTCGAATAGTAATGTTATTGCGTTGATTTTAGTATCAGCAGTAGATACGCCAGTAAGTGAAAGTCTATTCTGGCCGAGGGAGATGGCAAGTTATCTCGTAAAAATATTTATTTCCACCCCCCAAATAATGAACTATGAACACAAATAACGAAAATACGATTAATGTGAAGCCGTGGATAGCGCCCGGTAATGCGTTCGGCGAGGTGACCCACACCGGACCCAAAAAACTTTCAAACGATTTAAGCGATGTGTTCTCCCCCCAGGGTGCCGAACAGGAAGTGTTGGATGATAATTCAACAGAACTTCCCACCCTGCTTTCTGAGGAATTCGACCGACTTTTAGCTGATGTTAATGCCGGAAGAATTGGCCTTAGGCAATTGTTTATGTGGATGTATTGGAACAGAGTGTTTTTTCCTTCACAGTATGAGCATTCTAATGCTTACACTGAAGAAGAACATGATCAACTTTTGCAAACACATTTGCAGTTTATTATAAATTACGAAGCTGAAATGGCCGAAGAACTTGATAATGATAGTGATGATAGTGAAGATAGCGATGGCTATAAAGCACAATCTGATGAAAATATTAAAGAGTTCAATAGAGAAAAATTTTCTAAGAATTTAAATTCTAAGAAAAAAGAAGTAACTATGCGCCAGGTTCGCACCAAAAACAAGTTTCAATTAAAATTGAAGGATAAACGAGAAAGAAATGAATTTTTTATCAACAAAAGTTTGCGTGAAGGAACTTATAAATGTAATCAACGTAAAAAAGATGAAAAGAAAATCGTTTTTGATATGGGATATATTGATTTGAATGCTCAAGGAGATGGATTTGAGAATATTTTCCCTTTTTATAACAGATTATCATCTTATATTTATAATTTCGAAATCCCGAACTTTAAATTTTCAGGTTCACGATTATTTGTGAGCCAATCTTTTAATGACTTTTACGACAATTTGAAACAATTTTATTATAACCAAACTACTTTTTCACAAAGAATTAAGTTAAATGTGTTTCAATATTTTTGTGGAATGAAAACTGCTCGAATTGATTTTATGTTTATAATCAATTCTATCTACAATTACTTCAATAAACAAGTGTTAATGAAAAGAGGAGTTAGCATTGGAAATTTCACAGAAACAACAATCATATATTTAATATTATTGAAAAGGTGCCCAGATTGGTATACATTTTTACTGAATACTCAGCAATATTTATCACATTTTTATGAGAATTCTATCATTGGTAATATAATTGATGCTTGCAAAGGCGTTAATTTTGAATTTGAATTTACCAAGCGATTTAGAGAAAGTGCTTCGGATAAACTTGATTCGCAGGGCCTTTGCGAGTTTTATCAAGATTTGAAGAGCACATATTTTTCTATGAAAAATTTTTCATCATGTGAGTTCACTGAAAGATTCACTGCTTTAATAGCTTATGCCATTAAATTTGGCGTTATAAAATCTTTAAAAGTGAAAGAATTTGCATCTGAGATATCAGGAATAAATTTTAAAAAGATGAATCCTTCAAGAACTAGTGCTTTTTTGTATATTGCAGAAAGTTTATTTTTCTTGATTGATAAAATAATTCAAATTTGTGAGAAAAGGAATTTTGGATTGCTCTTTGCTCAAGAAGATAAAGTTTTGAAAGCTGAAGAGTTGTTTGCTAAATGTGTAGATGGTGTTAAAGCCTATAGAGAAGACAAATTAGCATCAGCTTCTTTAACTGAACATGACTTAGATGTGACTTTAACTGAAACTGAAAATTTTTTGAAGGAACAGTTGAAGTGTGTTTCTTTGGCAGATAGGCAATATTATTCCTTAAAATTTCAAAAGATTAGTGCTTTGAAAAATGAATTCAACCGAGAGCGGAACAATGAGTCTCTCAGAGAAAGACCTTTTTCATTTTTATTATATGGCGACAGTGGTGTCGGAAAATCGACAATGTTGAATTACATTTTAAAAGCACTTTATCAAACTAATAATTTCGAATTTAATGATAAGTCTATCGTTTCGTTAAACACTAGCGACAAATTTCAATCCGAATATAGATCCCACCATATTACCGTGGTTTTGGATGATATTGCGAATGTTAAACCCGATTTTAATCAAGTTTCCCCATTGCAAATTGTTATAGATATAGTAAACAATCAGCCGAAATACGCCTTAATGGCCGAAGCTGATATGAAAGGAAAAATATCTTTTAGACCTAAAATAGTTGTGGGAACAACAAATATAAAACGATTACAGGCTGAAGTTTATTCGAATAATACAACTTCAATTCTATCACGTTTTGAATATATAATAACTGTGGCGGTTAAGCCAGAATTTCAAGAAGAAAATTCCAAAAGAATTGATGCTAACAAGGTTAGAATGGCGAATTCAAAGGATATTTGGCTATTTGATGTTGAGTATGCTCGAGAAGGAAACAGTAGTGCAAGAAGTGTTTTCCATACTTGCAATTTTGAAGGAATCGAGATGAAAGGAGTGCCCTTGGGCATCTTAATCAAGTTTTTGAACAGCAAGTCTTTAGAGTTTTATTCTCAACAGAAATTATTGTTGGAAAAAACCGCCGAAATGAATAATGAAGTGTTGTGTGAACATAATAATTTCAGTGATATATGCCCCGATTGTGAACAATTGGAAAATCAAGGAATTGAGAACGCGGTTCGAATTGTTAAAGATAGTTCGAAGGTTGCTGTTAAGAAGTGTAAAGATGTCATTGAAAATGTCAACTTAAAAGTTCATACTTTCACGGATAACATTTCATTCGTGAGAAGAAATACTACTTTAATGTATAGAGTATCACATAATGTTTTAAGAGTGGTTATGGCAATAATGCCATTTTTCACTTTAACGTTCGCTCTTGCATTGGCTAAGCAGTATGAAGTTATAAATAAAAAGAAAGAAAATTTTAAACAAAGCTTATTTTGCAGGAATTATATTTTAAGTCCATTGATTATGGCCTATTTTGGCTTATCGTTTTATTGTATGGCATTTTATTCCACTAGCTTTGTTTTAGGAGTTAATGGTTTGGCAATTTTGTTTGTTTTACTGTGTTGGGCTTATTATTATTTATGTGCTGCAAGTTATATTTATATATATACTTTAGAGTACAATTATGCCAATTTTAAAAGGAAGGCATTTGAAAAAGCTCACAATGTTAAACAATTTGTCAAAAAGAATTATATAAGTTTTTCATTAATAACTGTGTTTATCACATTTTTATATTATCATAGGAAGGCTATAAATAGATTCTTCGGTTTCAGCGACCAAGGCAGTTATTTTTCAAGCGAGAATATTCCTGAAAATGAAGAAGATGAGCACAAACCAGTGCAATCAGAAACATATAAGGATGAAGCTCGTAAGGATATACCAGTTAGACCTTATGAAATCCCTATTGAAGAATTAGAAGAATTCTATACTGAGGAAGATAGGCAAATTATCCCCGATTTGTGGAGAAAGAACCCGAATCCAGTAATTTTATCACATTTGGATTATAGCGGGCCCACAATGCCTCAACTAGAGCACAGATTAGGAAAGTCATGGTTGGCTTTTGTGGAATTTATGGGCGAGAAGAAACAGCTTAAAAATAGATGCAATATAATGCATTTAGAAAAAGGATTATGGATAGCCCCATTTCACATTGTGTCTCAAAATTATCCTTTTATTAGAATTGTAACAAATGATCCTAACACGATAAGTGATAATCACACATGTAGAATTAATACTCTTTCCTACAAGAGAGTCGGTCAAGATAGCGATATTGCAATTTTGTATTTGCCCGGGGATTGCCCGCGCACTAGCAGTATGCGTTATATACCAAATGTTTGCCCCACTGTGAGTAGTGCAAGATTGATTTATCGGGATAATAATGCTGATATAGTATCAGGTTGTTGTTCTGGTTTACACTTTGGGAATCATAAACAAACGTTTAAAGGTATCAAATATGGCTCTTGCCCATCGGCATTTTATGAATGGGAGCATGTAACATTTAAAGGTTTGTGTGGAGCCATTTTATTGGCAAATTCTAAATTTCCATGCATTTTAGGTATGCATATTGCTGGCAAGGATAATAAGAAAAGTGGTTGCAGTATTTTACTAAATTCCAATGTGCTTAAAAAAGCTATTGAAGAATATTTTGATGCAACATGTAGTGTATTGCCTTTGCATAGCCAAGGAATTCCTGTATTGGAGAATAGAGATAAGGGTATTCATTTAATGGATAAGCCTCGACGGAAATCCCCATTGCATTACCTTGTGCCTGATGATGTTGTTAAGTATTACGGAAGTCACACTGGTCAACTAAGAAAGTTTAAATCAAATGTTATTCCAACTTTGATTTGTGATTCTGTTGCTAAACATTTTGAACATCCAAGCATTTATGCTGGGCCAAAGAATATTAATTCATATTTACCGTGGTATACTCATATGAAGTCATTATCGAATTTAACTTCGGTTTGCCCCAATTTATTGGAAAAGGCATATAAAGATTTCCATTATACCACTCATATATTCTTGAAAAATTTCAATTTAAAAGAAAAAATTTTTATTATTTCCAATGATGTCAATTTGGCAGGATTGGATGGAGTGCCTGGCTTTGAGCCAATTAATTTGAAAGCTTCAACAGGATGGCCTGATTGTGTTCCGAAATCTAATATCATTTCTTTGAGTGATGTTTCAATTGATGGAATAACTTGCCCCCGAATTGCACCTGATTGGGTGTGGGAACAGGTCAGAAAGTGTGAAGATGAATTGAGTCAGGGAAGACGAATACATTTGATTCATAGATGTAACTTAAAAGATGAACCAACCAAGATTACAAAGGAGAAAGTTCGCGTTTTTGCGGGCACTCCCATGATAGGGTTGTTGTTAGTGCGCAAATACTTTTTAAGTATTTGCAAGTTCATCATGGATCATCCTATTCAATTTGAATGTGGAGTAGGTGTTAATCCTTATAGCAATAAGTGGACTAAATTAACCAAATATATGCTTAAGTATGGAGAAGATCGTGTAATTGCTGGAGACTATAAACTTTATGATGGAACAATGTCAAGTAGAATGACATTAGCTGGGATGAAGTTTTTGATAGATATAGCAATTAAAGCAGGTTATAGTTCGCGAGAAATCACAATAATGCAAGGATTAGCTACTGAATTGTGTTTCCCTACTTATGAATTTAACGGTGATTTTATAGAAGTTAGTGGAAGTAATCCTTCGGGACATTCCCTAACTGTTTTTTTGAATAATATAGTTAATTCCTTGTATTTGAGATATGCTTATTATGATATTTCCCATACATTGGAACATGTTCCATATTTTAGGGAAGTAGTTTCAGTGATCTGCTATGGTGATGATAATAAGATGTCAGTAAAACGTGGGTATGATTGGTACAATCACACTGCCATTGCCAATTCTTTAGAGAAATATGGCATAGTCTACACTATGGCAGAAAAAGATCAAGAGAGCGTTCCATTTATAAACAATCTACAGTGCAATTTTTTGAAGCGATCATCAATATGGTCGGATAATTACGAGTGCTATTTAGCCCCTTTAGAAATGAACACATTGTTTAAAATTTTGCAGTCACATTTGAAGAGTGACTTTTTGACTTTAACGGAACAATCTAAAGCTGCTATTGAAAACGTGCTGCGTGAAATATTTTTCCATGGTTTGGATAAATATAAATACATGGAACAGAGGTTAAATATGGTCTTAGATGATCATTATGAATTAAAGGTTATGTTTGAGGGTGGTAAAGTTCCCACTTATGAATTTTATGAAGAGTGGTTTCTTAAAAATTATCATCCGCATTTAATGAAAGAATCTTCTGTTGAAACAGAAATGTCCCGGGATGACTTGAAACTCGCCCCACAATCATTTGATTGTGATGATGTGGCTCTGGATGACCATTTATTGGATGCCGAGATTCGTTCAATAGATAGGCTTTGCCACGTCATTAATAATAGCACTCTCATGTGTATGCCCTATTTAGGGCTTAGTTCAAATCTTAAAGCGCTGTCATGTTTAATGCGACTTGATAGCTTGGATAATTGCATTACTAATAATGTTTCAAATAATTTTGCGAGTACGATAGGTGATTTGATGGCTGAGACAGTTCAGTTTCATGATGGTGATGTTCAAATTGTTAACACAATTGAACATTATCCTGACGAGACTTTTAATCTTGGCCATACAAATATGTGTGATTTGGGGACGTTTTTGGGACGACCTGTGGTTATTGACGAATTTACATGGCAGACCAGTGCAGTTTATTCTAACACTTTTAATCCTTGGGAATTATTTCTCAACAATCCAAGAGTGAGCAATAGAATGAACAATTTTTTCTTATTGCACTGCAAGCTTAATGTTAAATTTCTTATCAATGGAAATCCATTTTTTTATGGTCGATTGATGGCAGACTATCAACCGCTTTATTCGGTTGACAATGTTACTGCTTGGGATCCCACTGTCCCTGCGAATATTGTTGCTGCATCCCAACGGATGCATATTTTATTAAATCCAACATGTTCTAAAGGAGGAGAGATGATTTTGCCCTATATTTTAAATACTAACTCCGGCAACATTCCAGTTGCTGATGTTGGTTCTATGGGCGTAATTCATGTGCGAGAGATACAAAGTTTACAAGCTTCTAATGCTGCAGATGGAGACTTAACAGTTACTGTGTTGGCATGGATGGATGATGTGAAAATGTCTATTCCTACTATTGCTGATTCAGTTTCATTATCTGCTCAAGGTGACGATGAGTATGGAAAGAAAATTGTTTCCCAAACAGCATCAAATGTTAAGAAGATTGCTTCGCGCTTAACCGATATACCAATGATAGCACCTTATGCTATGGCAACTCAAATGATTGCCACAATGGTTGAGGGCGTTGCAAAATTATTTGGTTATAGCAAACCACTTAACATTGAACCTGTATCTATGGTAAAGCCTCAATATGTTGGAACTTTAGCGTGTACAAACGACACTGATTCATGTTCTAAATTGGCATTCGATGTTAAAAATGAGTTGAGTATAGATTCTAAAACTGTTGGACTTTCAGGCAAAGATGAGCTTGCGCTCAAATATATAGCCACCATACAGTCATATTTAACTCAATTTCCATGGGACATCGGAGAACAGCCGGACACAGTGTTATTTTCAAGTAGAGTTCGACCAGGATTGCATCCTTATGATGGAACTTCTTGGCATCTTCCTGCATGTGCTTTCGCCGCATTGCCTTTTAGGTATTGGCGGGGTTCTATGCGTTATAGATTCGAGATAGTTTGCTCGGATTATCATCGCGGAAGACTTAAAATTGTGTATGATCCCTATTTGGGAAGTGCGGCCCCAGAAGCTAATGTTCAGATAACTAAAATTGTTGATATTGCTGATACAAAAGAAGTGGTTATGAATATAGGCTGGGCTCAAACAACATCATTTCTCAATTCTTCATCTATATCTTCTGCCAATCCTGGTTTTAAGAATGGTTCAACGTTTACTTCGGCTTCCCCTTCCACTGCAAATGGTGTTATCACCGTTTATGTTTTGAATGAGTTAACAGTGCCTGGCACTGTTTTGGCCTCTATAAATATAAATGTTTATGTGAGTATGTGTGATGACGCTGAATTTGCTTGCCCTGAGGAAATTAATTTTTCCACATTACACTATGCCGAAATTGACCCCTATACAGCACAAGGTGATGAGATGGATGATGGTGATGACCAATGTGCTGATCCAACCAACACCAATGTTACTGATGTTGCTTTAAGTGCAATAAATATAACCGATAATACATACAAAGTTTTTATGGGAGAACAAGTGGCTTCTTTTAGAGCCTTACTCAAGAGATACGTTTTTCATTCAGTTTATAAGGTTCCTTTGGATTCTTCTGAAGATTTTTGTATTTCAAGAATTACTACAACAAATTTTCCCATTTATAGAGGTTATTTATCAACTGGCACTAGTGCGTCAGGAACATATAATGATGTATATAACACCCTTCTAAATTATCTGACCCCAGCTTTTTTAACAGTTCGAGGTTCATTGAGATCCAAATATGTTTTGTGTGGAGCTCCGGATACAGTTTCTTTGAGAGGACTGATAAAAAGAGCAGTGACCGATGGATTCATTGAACAGTACTTATCTTTTCCAATTTCAATTCTTGATACGGATTCTATAAGAACTTCCTACAGCTCAACTGGTATGAATGGCTTTAATGGCATAACTATGACGGTTTTGGATAAGCAACCAGTTTTGGAAGCTGAATTTCCATTTTACTTCAATCGTCGTTTTAATTGCGGGAAAGATAGATCATTTAACACTACCAATTACAACCCAGGAACTGCTTGCCATGCTGTGGATTACATTCTACCTATTTCAACTGACACCGTCACAAAAGGTGTTTTTGTAGAACGTTATGTTTCAGTTGGTGAGGATTTTCTTCTTGCTGGTTTCCAAGGATGTCCACCCATTCTTGGTTCATCAGTACCTTAGCCGAAAGGCCCAAAAAAAAGTTAGCACGAGCTAACAAAATCCCGACGGGAGCGTTCGGGTGGCATGTATTTACTAAATGCATGCACCGTAAAGATATCACTTACTTAGTTTTATAGTTGAGTTTCCTTTACGGGAAGCTCCTCATTTTTTAAAGTAAGTTATGTCTAGCACTACGGCAAGCTTCCTTAT